TTATTTATTATCCTTTTTATTGTCTTTTAAGACCACTTCAAGCAATCCTTTAATTTGTTGTTTTTGTGTTTCAGTAGGAGGGGTATAATCTTTCATACTAAATCCTATTTTGGCTAAACCTAGAGGATCAGATTCTTTGGGTTTTCTTTCATCTGACTTACCTAATAGGAAATCTACACTACAGTCAAGTATCTCTGATAATTTACTTAAAATATCTATTGAAGGCATATTTTTATTATTTTCGTAATTAGCAATATTTGAACGTGATGTATCAATTTTTTTTGCAAGTTCTTCTTGAGTTAGATTGCAATCTTGTCTAATTTTTTTTAAATTATCTCCAAAACTCATAAAAGCACTCCTTTCTAAGAAAATTATAACATTTCATTGTCAGTTTTGCAAACATTTTTTAAAAAAAATAAAAAAATTTTTAAAAAAGTATTGACAGTCAAACAAACATTATATATAATGTCAGCAGAACAAACAAAAAGGAGGGCGAAAACATGAGAAAGAAACTTATAGAAATTAGAAAGAAAAAAGGCTATACCCAAGAGCAAATGGCAGAAAGGCTAAATGTTGCCAGAACAACATATACAGGGTATGAAAATGGAAATATATCACCATCATTAGAAACAGCTTTAAAAATAAAGAAGATATTAAACTATAAAAAAGATGATATTTTTTCAACTTCTAATGTCAGCCAAACAAACTAAAACACAATAAATAAAAACAAAAGGAGACGAGAAAAATGCCAGCAACAAAATTACAAGAACGAGCGAGAGTCAAATATGTAACACCAAAACAATTCATGGAACAATACAGTTTAAGCAAATCACAAGCATATAAAATATTAGCCAGACCAGAAATGCAAGAAGCAAAAATAAAAGTTGGAGAGAAGCTAATAAGGATAAATTTAGATAGAGCATTTGAAATTATGCAACAAATATATAGTTAGAAAGAAGGTGAACAAATGAAAAGAAAACTAGATAAAAATAAAGTAGGAATGTTTATAGCAACAGTAATAACAACTGCTTTATTAATACAAAAAATAGTACAAGCAGGAACAATATTTTGCTTAAGTACGATTTATTAGGAGGGTACTATGGGAGAAAAAGAGATTAAACGAGAAAGAGATTTATATTTTGAATTACCGTTACTAATAAATAAAATAATTTTAAATTCAACACTACCATTGCCATTAGATAAGGAGAATGTTTTAAGAGAAATAGAAGAAATAAAAAAAGTAACTAATGCAGAGTGTGAATCAACATTAGCCTATTTGAGGGATTTAGGGGTTACCTAATTTGCTATCTATATAATGAATAATTACTTTAGAAGCTGTTTCGCTAATCAGGTCAACAGAAATTGATTTAAGAGGAGTTAATATATTTTTGGTTTTAGACCAAATATTAATATCTCTAATGTTATCAAGAAATTTATGACCATTCCATGTTATAGAATGAACTGTCAGTTTTGGAATTGGTGAGTCAATATAATTAGTTATATCACAATTTATAAAACCAGCTTCTTTTAATTTTAAACAAGTATATAAAAAATCTGGGTTTGAATAACCTTCAAGATATTGATTGCTGGTATATAAATAAGGGTCTAATATAAAGACATTTGTGTTAGTCAAATAATATTCAAAGTAAAGCAAGCTGTCTCTAACACAATCTTGATTAAGTCGCAATATAATCACCACCTTTCATGGTGGATTATACATTAAATTACAAAATTTTACAAGGAAAGGAGTGAAGAGAGATGTTTAAACAAATTGATTTAATAATAAAAAACAATGAACTAAAAAAAGAAAGCTTAGCAGTAAGCAAAATAAATCAAAACTTAAATCAAGAATTACAAAGAACTAAATTTTGTAAACAAGAGTCAATTAACTTTTTAAATAATACAATAAGAGATTTACTAAATTTACAAGATGTAAACAACTTGGGTGTATCAGAAGAAGATAAAAATAAACATAGAAACATTATTATAAATGCTTTAGTAGAAAATTGTTTAGACAAAATAAACGAGCTATCTAACACCGACAAAAGCTTTAGATAACTCAAAAATAAGAATATATATAAACTCATATCTGTTTCTATTTTATCACAAAGAAGCAGATATGTAAAGGAGGAAAAATGGATTTACAAAGAAAATATGACGAACTAGACGAAATAGTTAGTTCTATAAATTTATTAATAGATGAAATAGATGATCAAGATTACATAGATGATTTAAATGAAATTAAATACAGAGCACAAGATGAATTAGAAGAAGTGCAAGAAAAAATACTAGAAGAAAATGAACGTGAAGAAAGAGAAATGAATCGTCAATTTGAAAGGAGCAGATTTTAATGTTTAATGAACAAAAAGAAGAATATTCAAATAAAAAGGGCAAAAATATACCAGTTTGGCAAAGTAATAAATATATACAAGCTAAAAATAAGGCTATTGAATTAATAAAGAGTGGCAAATACGGATTAACTGAATCAGACTTTTGGATATTAATGAATGAGACTAAGACAGAAAAAATGAAATACACAGGACTAATAATAAGTCATACAGGTTGCTTAAAGATAAATGACAAATTAGAAGATGATAAAAAGTTTAATCCTGAAAGTGTGATTATAGACAAAGAAGGTTATAACAACACATTAGTTTATACATATATAAATAAACAACAAGGACTCTATGAGGTAGGAGAAGTAAGCAATTTAAATTGTAAAAATTCATATCCTTATGCAATGGCACTAAAAAGGTGTTTTGACAGAGTAGTATTAAAAAATTCAAGATTGGCTTATGAAAGTATATATAGCGATAGCGAAGGTGCAGACATAACAAAAGAAAAAATAGAAGAAACAACCGCAGAAGAAAAAATAAGTGAAAAGAAAGTAAATGCATTAAAACAAGCGATTAAAAATAACAAGATATCAAATTCAGTGGTTAAACTAATTTTGGCAAATTATGACTATGCAGAAATAGAGGACATAGAAATTAAAAACTATATGAACATAGTAAACGATTTTAGAGACAAAAAGTAGGTGGTTAAATGCAAACTACAGGAACATTAGAAGAAATAAATATAGACTATAAGACAGGAAAACCTAAAATAAGCTTTTTAATTGAAGGAAAGGACAAGTTATCAGATATAGAACAACTAAAAGGCTTAAAACTAAAAATAGAAGCAAAGAGATACATAAAGAAAAGAACAACTAATGCAAATAATTATTTCTGGAAACTTTTACAAGAATTATGCGATTTAGCGGATATAGATACAATTGAAGAATACAAAAGAAGAGTAAAAGAACTAGGAATATTCAGAAGATTCAAAATAGAAAAAGACAATGTAAACACCTTTGAAAAAATGTGGACAGCACAAGGAATAGCTTGGTTTAGTGAAATAGCAGACACAGAGTATATAGGAGATACAGAATTTAAAATAATAAATGCTTATTATGGTTCTAGTTCTTTTAATTCAAAACAAATGGCAAGACTTATAGATGGAGTGGTACAAGACTGCAAAGTTTATGGAATAGAAACAAAATCACAAAAGGAAATAGATAGTTTGTTAGAAAGTTGGGATAAGAAATGATAGTAACAGATTTAAGTAATAGTTTTAATCCTTACCCAAAAATCACAGAGAAAAGTCAGAAGAAAGATAAAAATAAAAACGAAGAGGAATTTTGCATCATGCCAAAAAGTACATTATACAGCACAAAAAGAACAGATATATATTGCGAAAGGCACGAGGTTTATTTTTCAAAGGCTTATAGACATAAGAGCATAAATGATGGCTTGATAGTATTTTTAACCAAAGAAAGCCATCGTGGTACAAATGGAGTACATGGCAAAAATGGAGACAAGCTTAACAGACAATTAAAGAAATTAGCACAAAAAGCTTGGTGCAAATATTACAACAAAACGAAAGAAGAATTTATTAGAGAATATGGAAAAGCAAACAACTAGGGTAATGACAAAATATCATTACCCTTTATTTTACGAAAAGGTGGGAGATATGGAAAATACAAGTTATATAAAATTATTTAGAAAATTATTAAATTCTCCCATATTTGAGAATGAAAAAGCATTGAAAATTTGGATATGGTGTCTACTAAAAGCAACACATAAAGAAAGAGAACAATTAGTAGGACAAAGAATAGTAAGTTTGAAAAAAGGAGAATTTGTATTTGGAAGAAAGCAAGCATCAGGAGAATTAAAAATGACAGAAAGTACAATTTACAAATACATAAAACTATTAGAAAAATTACAGATGATTAGCATAAAAAGTAACAACAAATTTTCAATTGTAAGTATTGAAAAATGGGAAGATTACCAAATAGAAGAATTAAAAAATAACAACAAAATAACAACAAAAGAACAACAAAGTAACACAAACAAGAATGTAAAGAATATATATTTATTTTTATTTAATAAATATAAAGAGCAAATCGAAAAAGATTTTACTAAAAAAACAAGAATCATATCAAAATGTAAAGAATGTTCAGATTATGCTTTACTAACACAAGAAGAACAAGACGATTTATTTTACGATTTAATGAGTGTAGATATGGACAAGAAGTTTAGGTAAGGAGTGATAAACAAATGAAGATAACTCAAAAGGACAGAATTATAAATTATATACGACAGTTTGGAAGTATAACAAGTTGGGAAGCATATCAAGATTTAGGAGTAATGCAGTTAGGAGCAAGAATTGATCAACTAAAAAAAGATGGATATGAATTTACAACAGAATGGGTACAAAAAAAGAATAGATTTGGAGAAGATGTAAGTTTTAAAAGATATTATTTATCGGATATGGTAGCAGAAAATATGAGCCATATTCCAAGAATAGATTAGGAGGCAATTATGGATAAAATAAATGTTAATTTATATGGAGGAAAAAGTATATTTGGTGGAAGAGAAACACCATTAGAAGCTGAAATGACATATTGCGATAAATATAAAAATTGTAGTTTCTATAAACAAGGAAAATGTTTTAGTGCAGGAAGGTGGCAACAGAACTGTAAATTTGGAAAAAAAGTTAGACAAAAAGGATATACAAGTAGAGCTCTAAAATACAACGATTTTAGAGATAAATACAGAAAAGATGAATGTTACAACAAGCTAGATGAACCAAATAATACAATTGGAAAAATAGAAGATACATTCGTAATAAATGTTAGGTACTTACATGAAAAAGAAGGTGGAGGATATGAAATTGAAACAAATATATTTTCACACCCATTAATTTATATAAATGAAAATGACTTTAAAAATGAATTAATATCATTAATTTGCGATGGAAAACCAAGAACATTTATGGATAATGCAGTTATAAAAGACTATCAGGAAAAAACTGTGCCTAGATTCTTATATGAATTAAAAACAGAGTTTACAGATATTTATAACAGATTTATAACGCAGTATCCTGAATATAGAGAAAAGCAATTAAATTTTATTGGAAGAATAGCTTATATATACTCTTTAAGAGATGGTATTGAATTAAAAAGCAATTATTCAGACGGAGCAAAGTTTGTTAAAGAAGGAGAATACTTAAAAAGTACAACTAACTATAATGGTTCATTTATGCCATTTAATGCGAAAGAGGCGGATATAAGGCTTAAAATAGATAAAAAGATGAGTGTAAAAATAACAGACAACAGTATGGTAGATGAAAATACAATCTTTAAAGATTAAGGAGAGAGCTTGTGAAATATAATTATCCACCGTTAGAACGGTAAATGTGTAAAATGTAGAGGCTGTAATAGGCTTGAATTAGAAAACTTCAAACGGAGTTAGGAGATGTGAAAATTACATAGAAAAGGAGCTAAAGAAAAGTGAACAAATACAGAAATAAAAAAGTAATAGTAGACGGAGAAGAATTTGACAGCAAGAAAGAAGGAAATAGATATAAAGAATTAAGACTGTTAGAAAGAGTAGGAGAAATAAGCAACTTAGAACTACAACCAAGATTTTTATTACAAGATAAATTTAAGAAAAACGGTAAAACTTACAGAAAGATAGAATATGTAGCGGACTTTAAGTACATAGAAAACGGTAAAAAAATAGTAGAAGACGTAAAAGGAATACAGACAGATGTATTCAAATTAAAACATAAGATATTTGAAAAAGTTTACCCAGATTTGGAACTAAGAATAATTAAGTAGGAGGAAAATTAAATTGATTAATTGGAAAGAAGAATATAAAAAACTATACAAGTGTTTAATAGCAGTAACAATATTAATAATAACAGCTCTAGCAATGTTTATATTCACATTTACAGGAGTAACAAAGAAATTACAAGATAAAGATAAAAAGTTAACAGAGCAAGCAATAGAAATAGTTGACCTAAAAGAAATTATAAATGAAAGGGGAGAAAAATAATGAAGAATAAATTAGTTGATTTAAACAATCATTTATTTGAAGAACTAGAGAGGCTAAATGATGAAGAATTAAAAGGCGAAAAATTACAAGAAGAAAGAGAAAGAGCAAAATCAATAGCAAATATTGCTCAAACAATCATTAATAATGGGGAACTAGCACTAAAAGCAGTAAAACATTACGATGAATTTGGAAACAAAAAAGATATACCAGAAATACTACAAATAGGAGATAAGTAATAATGAAATATAACTACAGTGAAGAAAATGTAAAGTTTCTTATAGAGAATGTGAAAGGAATATCACATAAAGAACTTACAAAAAGGTTTAATAAAAGATTTAATACTAATTTAAGTGAGAGTGCTTTAGCAAATATGAAAAGAAAATTAAATCTAACCAATGGAATTAATACTAGGTTTCAGAAAGGACAAGTTTCTTGGAATAAAGGAAAGAAGATGAGCCCAGAACAATATGAAAAATGTAAAAAAACAATGTTTCAAAATGGAAATTTGTCAAATGCAAGACCAATAGGAGATGAACGAATAGATATTGATGGGTATACGTACATAAAGGTCAAACAACCAAATAAATGGGTATTAAAACATAGATGGTTATATGAAAAAGAAAAAGGAAAAATTCCCAAAGGATATAATCTAATATTTGCAGATGGAAACAGACAAAATTTTGACTTAGATAATTTAATATTAATATCAAATTCAGAATTGTTTATTATGAATCAAAAAGGATTGTATAAGCAAGATAAAAAATTAACAAAAGCGGGAGCTACGATAGCTAAAATACTAGACAAAGTAAATAAAAGAAAAAAAGGATAGAAAATGGAAAATATAGATTATGAACAATTATACTATGACAGTTTATATGAAATAAGAAAAAGGAATGAAGAAATTAAATATTTAAAAGATGAAATAATGCAGTTAAAAAACAAGAAAACAATAGACTTACAAAAATATATAGATCATGAATTTAAAAAGTATAGAAAGGAACATAAGAGATGTTAGAAGTAAATGATTATGTGAGAATTAATATGGATAACAGAAATTGCATTGGAATAGGAAGAGTATCAAGAATAGTAAATGAAACAATATATGTAAATATGAATAATAAATATAATCTTCCAGTACCATTTCAAATAGATAAAGTAGTAAAGCACAGCAAACAACTAATAGACTTAATAGAAGTTCGGAGATTTTGTAAATGGATTTCCTATATTAGAACCAATATACAACGGAAACACTATGTACGGAATTGATGAGGGATACGAAAACTTCAAAAGAAGTTTTGGAGAAATAAAAACAATACTAACAAAAGAGCAGTTTGGGGCTAATTGCTATAAAGTAGGAGGAGAAAATGAATGTATGTAGATATATATAACACAAATAAAAAATATAACATAATTTATGCAGACCCACCGTGGTCATACAAGCAAAAACAAATAAACTTTCAACATTACGACAGGGGTAAGAAATATATTAATAGCGTTAATGAACATTATAATACAATGTCTAATAACGAACTAATTGAAATGAAAGAAGTAATAAACAATATATCAGAAAAAGACTGTTTATTGTTTATGTGGGCAACATCTCCAAATTTAGATGTAGCACTTGATTTGGGCAAAGAATGGGGATTTGAGTTCAAGACAGTGGCATTTGTGTGGGATAAACAAAGAACAAATTATGGATTTTATACATTAAGTCAATGTGAATTGTGCTTAGTATTCAAGAAAGGTAAAATACCGAAAAAACAGGCTAATAATATTAAACAATTCTTAAGTAAAAAAGTAGAAAAACACAGCAAAAAACCAGATGAGATTCGAGAAAGAATAGATGCAATGTTTAATAAGTGTTCTCGAATAGAATTATTTGCAAGACAAACAGTAGATGGGTGGGATTGTTGGGGAAATGAAGTAGGAGGAGAAGATGAATAGAGAAATAAAGTTTAGAGGAAAATCAAAACGGAGGATGGCATTATGGGGATTTAATGACAATGGAACATTTTACAAACGAAGATATATATCAAATAGGAGATTTTGAAAAATCATTTTGCTATAAAGTTAATACAGAAACAATAGGACAATACACTGGACTACACGATAAAAACGGAAAAGAAATATATGAAGGAGATATAGTTGAAATAATAAGACCTTGCATACTAGAAAGAGGAGAAGTCAAATTTATAAATGGTTGCTTTGCTATTAAATCTAAAGATACATTATTAATGCTATATCAATGTGAAATAAATAACTTTAAGTTAAAAGCAATAGGCAACATATACGATAATCCAGAGTTATTAGGAGGAGAATAGATATGTTAAAAATAAGAGATGATGTAGATTTAAAAGAGCTTGAAAAGTTTCATTTTACACAGCATGATAAAGAAAATGCAAAAATTTGTTATTATAGACTAATGCCGTTAATTAAAAGAACAACAATGATTTTAGTAGAAATATCTAAAGATAGAACAATTGATTTTCAATTGCCTCTAGGATGTACAATAAAAAAGCAAGAAATAAATTTAGAAGAATATATACAAGATTTAATTAAAGCAGATTTAATAGTAAAGGAGTAATATTATGTGTGAATACTGTGGAAAAATAATAAATAATAAAAAAATATTAGATATAGACAATGAAGAAGAAACACATATGGAAATTATTAATCAAAAAAAGTCTTGGGGATATATGTTATATGTTGAAATAGAAGGACAAGACAATGATGGATATAAACCAAGTCAGTTCTTTCAAATAAATTATTGCCCGATGTGTGGCAGAAAATTGGTAAAGGAGTAAATAGATATGTTAAAAATAAAAAAATGAGACAAGAAAATGAAGAATTAAAACAAGAAAATGAAGAATTAAAACAAAAAAATTTTGAATTACGAAAGATAATGGAAACGACAAAAGATTTAGATTTATACAATGTTCTAATTTACACTATAAAAAATTATTGTAATGGAAGAATAGAAATACCTAAAAACTATTTTATACGAAATGAAAAGGCGAACGTAAAATTTTACGAAGATGTAGTACAAAATAAGTTTATTTTAGTAGTAAAGGAGTAAATAAAAGATGAAACATATTATTCAGTTTAGTGGAGGAATATGTAGCTTCTTTGCAGCAAAAAGAGTAGTTAAAAAATACGGAAAAGAAAATGTAATTTTGTTATTTTGTGATACTTTGATTGAAGATGAAGACTTATATAGATTTATAGAAGATACAAAAAATATTTGGGGTGTGAATTTGTAAGAGTTTGTGACGGAAGAACACCGTTCGAAGTATATAAAGATGTAAAATTCTTAGGAAATTCACGAGTAGCACATTGTACGAAGTTGTTAAAGACGAGACAAGCAAAAATGTGGTTAAAAGGACATTACAAAGAAGATGAATGTATGTTGTATGTTGGAATTGATTGGACAGAGATACACAGATGTGAAGCAATAAAGAAGAATTGGGCTCCGTATACGGTAGAATTTCCAATGTGTGATAAACCATATTTAACAAAAATTGATATGCAAAAAGAATTAGAAAAGATAGGAATAGAGATTCCACGTTTGTATAAAATGGGATTTAGTCACAACAACTGCGGAGGTTTTTGCTGCAAAGCTGGACAGGGACATTGGGCAAATGTACTTGAAACAATGCCTGAAAAGTTCAAAGAATATGAAGAGAAAGAACAAGAAATCATAAAATATATCGGAAAAGATGTAAGTATGATGAAAAAAATAAAAAATGGAAAAGCAGAAACATATACATTAAAGCAATTAAGAGAAGATTATGAGAAAGATAAATCACAGATAGATTTATTTGATATTGGAGGATGCGGATGCTTTTCGGAAGAGGAGTAAATAAGATATGAGTATGAGTGTAGATTTATATAAATTAAATTATAAAGAATTTGTTGATGAATTAATGAAAAATCCAAAAATAAATAACAGAGAACTATTAGAAAAAATAATATTGGAATTTGGAAACAAAGTTGGCGAAGACTTGATTATATTAGGAAATGAATTTTGGGAAGATGGAATTTGCACATGGAATATGTTTGCAATGATACAAGAAATATTTGAATTAGAAGATGATGAATATATAAGTGATGTTTTTTATGAATTACGAAAAGGTTTAATAAATTACAAAGAAATAGATGATGCATATAAAAATTTAGGACTAGAGAGGAGTAATACATAATGAAAGAAAAAATAAAAAGAATAATAGAAAAAATTAAAGATATATTTAGTTTACATTGCCCTGAATGTGGTGGAAGAATGAAAAGCGAATATTTAGATATGGAAATAGACCACATTGTATATAAGTGTGAAAAGTGTGGGGAGGAGTGGATTTAATGCAATTATTTGAAGATTTAATAAAATGTAAAGACTGTATGAATAATATAAATAACAAGTGTATTTTATATCCAGGAAAAGATACAAAAGAAGAAAACACAAGTTGCTATGTAGGAATAGATAGAAATAACAAACAAAAGATATTAGGAGGTGTTTTAAGTGAAAGAAAAAACAGTAGAGAAGATAAATTCTAAAACATTTGATATGATAGATAATAAAAATATAAAAGAAATAACAATAAGAAAAGTGGGGTTATTAGATGTATTTGGAAAAGTTTTAATAGATATAAAATTTAATAATAACAGTGAAAAACACTTAGAAGGTATAAGTCCCGTAGATGCTAATATAATAAAAAAATGGTTAGAAAGAGATAATTTATATGAAAAAGCAAAATTATATGAGTTTTAGGAGGTGTTTTAAGTGCAAAACAACATAGAAATGATAGAGAATATGTTAAATACAGAAAGAAGAAACAGAAGAGGAAATAGAGAGATAAGATTTGAAGTAAATAGCAATTATTATGAAGCAGTATCAAAACTTTTATCAGATTATAAAAGAGTATTGGAAATAAACGAAGTTTTATTAAAAGAAAATGAAGCATTAAAAAATGATTATGAAAATTTAAATAATAGTGTAGTAGTTAAAAATCATTGTATAAAAAACAGTATTCCAGTTCAAAAAGTAAAAGATAAGATGGAAGAATATAAAAACATGTTAAAAACTTGTAATAAAGTAAAAGATATAGACAGAATAAAAGCAATTAATGAGAGAATATTAGAGTTACAAGAACTGCTAGAAGGGAGAAAATAAAATGTGTGAATATTGTAATGCTATATATTATGTTGAAGTCAAACAGTTAATGGCACCTATGTTAGCACCATTAACTAATACAGAAGAAATACGACAAGAATTGATAAATAAAACAGGAATAAATCATTTAAGAATAAAAGCAAATTATTGCCCGATGTGTGGAAGAGAATTAAAGGAGGACTAACATATGACAAAAGAACAAGAAGTATTAAAAGATTTAAAAAAAGTCACATTAGAAGAATTAGACGAAGCAATAAAAGCTGTTGATAAGCAAGAACAAGAAGAAGCAATAGAATATTTTAAGAAACATATAAAATATTTTGAAAATAAAGCAAAAGAATTATTAAATAAATAAAAGAGCATACTACAATAAGGTGGTAGTATGAAAGAAAATGAGATAATAACAAAATGGAAACAAGGTTTAAGTAAAAATCAATTAGCAACAATGCATAGAAGACAATACAATCAAGGAATAAAAATAATAAGATCAAGTGTAAGACATAGACATGATGGAAGATACATAAGCAATTATGAAGCATTAGCTTATGTAGAAAGAGTAATATATAGATATTTGAAAGAAAGGAAAAACAAATGACAATAAACCATGTATACAACAAAGTAATAGACACAATGAAAGAATTAGAAAGTATAAATTTATTAGACATATCAAAAAGAAAAGAAAGTCAAGCACAAATAAATAAAGCATATAAAATCTTAGACAATTTTAAAGATGAACTTATAAGAGAAGATATAAAGAGAAAACAAGGAGGTACAAATGAATAAGAGTGAGCTAATAGAATTGTTAAAAAACTATAAAGAGAACAAAGCAAAACTGAATATAAAACTAAAAGAGATAAAGACAAAAAGACTACAACTAAAAGGTTGTGAAGAGGTAGAGACAAGTTTAACAACAGGTTATGGAATCAATCAAGACATACATAGCAAAAACCAAATAAGCAATAAAGTATTAACTAAAATAGAACAAAATGATATCAGGAGAAACAATATAAAAAATGAAATAGAGACTTTAGAAGAAGAAATTAGAAAGTTAAGAGAAAGCGTAGAAGCGGTAGAAGACAGATTAATAGGATTGAAATACAAAGAAAGAGAATTACTAGTAGCATATTACATAGATGGGAGAACAGCAGAAAATATTAGTAGAACGTTATATTATGATATGTATCAAAGAACTTGTACACCAAGATATATACAAAAAATAATAGATAAAGCAACTCAGAAAATGATAAATATATAAAAGTTCATAAAAAGTTCATAGTATAGTACGTATTATTATATAAATATATATAGTATAATAACAATAGTAAAACTGTCGAAAGACAAAAACAATAAAATTAAATAAAGCTCCTTAAATTATTTAATTTTAAAAATATAAACTTTTTCAAGTAAGAGTAGACGTTAGTTTAATGTTTACTCTTTTTATTATGTTATGGAAGGAAGAATAAAAATGGGAAGTAAAGAATTTATAGAAAAATGCAAAGAAATAGTAAAACAATATGCAATGGAACATTTAGACAAAAGTGATAATGTTCCAGAATTTGATGTGTTTGATGTATGGTACTGTAAAACATTACAAAATCATAAAGCGTTGTTAAGCACAACATTATTTGATGGTATGTATTATGAATTAACATACAACGGAGATAAAAAAGAATTGTACTTTGACGCATATAAGAAATTTGAAAATAAATGCATCAAATTAGATTAAATTAGTTATTACCAGTATGCTAGGTAACTGATAATATAAAAAAGGTAGTTGTATTTAGTTGAGTATAATTGACCTCCTTTCAGTATTAAATTTGCCAAAGAACTTTCCTAGCGAGTTCTAATATTTAGGTAAAGTCTTGATAGTAAGATGCGGGTCTTGGACACCTGAGAGTGTAGGTGCAACTCCTACTACCTAGACCATAATACATATAAGAAAATATGTAAATAGTATTCAGTATATATAAGAAATGTCTATGAACGTTGATAGTAAGGAAACTTTAAGTATGGAGTAGGAGCTAGCTAAATATTCTAACTGTAAAGAATATAATGAAATTTATATATATTGAGTAGTGTTTATAAGTTGTATGTAGGATATAGAAAAAACTAATTATCGGTTTTAACATATTAAGTTATGGTTTTAAATGCGACCTGCAACCTAAAAGGACAAAAAACATAGCATCTTAAGTAGAATTGGGCTACTTTATATCTTACATAGAGTTTATAAGAAAAGAGGTAATAATATGACTCTAGAACAAATAAAACAATTCAAAGAAGAAAACTGCAGTAAATGTAATAAAGATATTGACTGTAAAATAACACAAGACATAAATGGAAAACTAAAGTGTACAGAGGATTAAAGATATGGAACAATGTTTGATAGATAATAAAGTATGTCCAATACAAGGAAAAAAATGTAAAGAATGTAAATTGGATGATTGTAAAAGGACAATAGAGATGATAGAAACACAAGAAGAAAGAGAAGAAAAATGGAAAAGAAAGTTAATAAATGTACAATTACCGGAACAGTGCGAAAACTGTTTTTTTTTAGAGGTTATAAACCTAGATAAGCAGATAGTAAGATGTCCTTATCTAGTTAAAAATAAATGTTTAATAAAATAGGAGGAATTGAAATGTTAGAAGGAAAAGTCATAAAAGATTTTAACGATAAACAAAACAACTTAAAGAAGTATACAGTAGGAAAAAAATTCAAAGCAGAAGATAAAAGATATAAAGAATTAGAAGCAAAAGGATTCGTAGGAGAAGGTAAAGAGGTAACAGTTAAAAGTAACAAGTAGGTGGGGAGATGGCAAAATATGATTGGAAGCAATTAGAAAAAGAATATATATTAAGTGACTATAAATCAGTAAAAGAATTTTTAAGAAACAAAAATATTAAATCCACTGGAAATACCAACAAACAGACAAAAGGCTGGTCAGAGAAAAAGGCAATAAAAGAGCAACAAAAGAGCAACAGAACAGTAGAAAAGGTAATAGAAAAACAATCAGAAAAAGAAGCTCAACAAATTGCAGATATAAAATCTATAGCAAACGAATTAGCTCTTAATGTATTAAAAGCAAATACAGAACTTAATAAGCATATAGCAAAATCAAAAACAAAAACAAAAACGGTGACATATGATCCTAAAGCATTGAAGCCATCTAAAGAGGTAACGAAAGAACAAGAAGAAGTAAACGAATATATAAGCATAATAGACAGACAAGGATTGAAAATGTTAGCTTCTGCATTGAAAGATTTAAACGAAATATTAACAGACAAACAAGGTAACAATGAAACAGATTTAAATAATGTAAAAGAAGTATTGATAAAAATAAAAGAGGTAGCTAATAATGGACAAGACAATTGAAATAAGTAGTAAACAAGCTGAATATATAAGAAATGCTACGCATAGATGGAATTTTAAAATAGGAGCAACACAGTGTGGAAAAACATATATAGATACATTATTTTTAATACCTGAGAGAATCAGAGAAAGAGCAGGCTTGAAAGGACTTGTTTTTATTGCTGGCGTATCAAAGGGGACTATTCAAAGAAATGTTATAGAACCACTTCAAGAGATTTGGGGAAACAAATTAGTTACTGATATAGGTAGTAATAATATTGCTACAATATTTGGAGAAAAAGTTTATTGTATTGGTGCAGACAATGTCGGCATGGTAAGAAAATTTAGAGGTGCTAGAATAAAATACTTATACATTGATGAGGTTGTAGACATTAATGAGGAAGTATTTGAATTATTAAAATCAAGACTAAGTTTTGAATATAGTGTTGGTGAAGGTAGTGGAAATCCACAAAGTCGAACACATTATATCAAAAGATTCCTAGAAAGTGATGTTGATGTATATGTTCAACATTATACATTGTTTGACAATCCATTTTTACCTAAAAAAGTTGTTGAGGAAATGTGTAAAGAGTATAAAGGCACAGTATATTATAACAGATATATCCTAGGACAATGGTGTAATGCTGAAGGATTAATATTCCAACAAATTGCAAATGATGATAAAAGATTTATTACTACTACAATTCAATATAATTCTATAATAAGTATAGGAATTGACTGGGGTGGCAACAAATCAAAACATAGCATAACAGCAACAAAAATAAGCAGAGACTTTAAAAGTGTACAAGTGCTAAAAGCTAGTACAATGAAAGCAACAGGAACAAACACAAAGCAAGTATTTAGATGGATAATAAATTTTATAAAAGAGATACAGGACAAATATGGAACTGTATCTTTTATTTTTGCTGATAGTGCAGAACAAGTATTAAACAATTCTTTAAATGGAGAATTAAGAGCAAATGAAATTAATTTGGTAGTTCAAGATAGCTTAAAAATTGAAATCAAGAACAGGATTGAACTTTGGAATAGGTTGTTAAATTTGGATAAAATAAGCTTCATAGAAGGACAATGTCAGACTTTAATAGAAGCTTTACAAACAGCTTTATATGATGAAAAAGCAAAAGATGACAGGTGGATAGATGATGGAGAAACGTCGGATATAGATAGTTTAGATAGTTTCAATTACTCATTTGAATATTGGTTTGAAGAGATATCTTATTATTTAGGAAAGGTAGCATAAAATGAATAATGTAGTATTAAAATATTTAAAAAGCAAAGGATATAATACAGTATCGACAGATTATTATAATTTTGTGGAAACATGGGAGTCTTGGTGGAAAAATCAAGTAGACTTTCATAAATATCATGACCAAACAGGAAAAGAAAGAAAAATGTTTAGTCTAGGCATGGCAAAAAGACTAGCAGAGGATTGGTCAAGCATATTATTTACTGAAAGAGATGAAATAACAACAAAAGCGAACACAGACGAACAAACAGAGGTAAATAATGAATATTTAAATAATCAGTTAAAGATATTAAAAATATATAAAGACTTACCGACAGCAATAGAAAAGGCAATGGCAATGGGAACAGCAGGGGCAACAATGAGAGTTAAACATGCAAAGGTAGATAAACAAGGGAGGCTATATGCGGATGAAAGAACAAAGCTAGATATTATTTACTTAGACGCAAACCAAATTATACCTTTAAAAGTTGAACATGGAGTAATAATTGATGTTGCTTTTGTAAGTGAAAATACTATATACAGTAAAAAAGAATATTATATTGAGTTACATCAATTAAAATATAACAAAGAATTAAATCAAGAAATATACGAAATATCTAATAATTATTTAGATGAAAACGGAAATGAAATAAACAAAGAGGGCATAGCTAAGAGTTATACAGTTAATTCTAGTGTGCCTTTATTTAGTATCTTAAAGCCAGCAATAGCAAACCCAATTGATACAGAATGCAACAATGTAAACGGGATGGGATTTAGTGTATATGGAACTGCAATTGATCAACTTATGGCCTGTGATATTACATACAATAATTTTGTTATGGATTTTTACCTTGGAGGAAAAAAAGTATTTTATAACAAAAAAATAACAAGAACTAAGACAAGACAAATAAAAGATACAGAAGGAAATATAAGAGAAGAAGAATATGAGGTATATCCTGATGACGTAATGAAACAACAGTGGGCTGTATATGGAGATACTGAAATAAGTAACATAAAAGAAAATCCAGTTGTAACAGAATACAATCCAAAGTTAAGGGTACAGGAAGATAAAGAAGGAATACAATTTGCTTTGAATATGCTAAGTTTTAAGGCAGGGCTAGGAACCAAATATTATGAATTTAATGGAAATTCGGTAGTGACTGCAACTCAATACGTTGGAGATAGACAGGACTTAATCGAAAATGCTAACAAACACCGCAAGAGTGTTGATGAATTTGTAAGTGGAATATGCAAAGCTATTCTTTTACTAGGAAGAGTATTATTCAAAGAAAAAGTAACAGAAGATTGTATTGTTACAATAACAGACAAAGATGGTTTTATGGTTGATACAGAAACAGCGAAACAGGAATTTAGACAAGATATAGCACAAGGAATAAGACAAGCTTGGGAATATAGAGTTAAATTCTTAGGGGAGACAGAAGAAAAAGCCAAGGCAATGGTAAAAGATGAAGAAATAGAAGATATTGAAGAATAAGAGGTGTTTTAAATGTTAACACCTGAATATTTAAATGATATAGAATTTAATGATGTTGTAAGACTATATAATAAATTAAATATAGAAATAACAGCTGATATAATAAGCAGAATAAGTATAATGGATGATATTACAGCAGTAAGTAAAGAACAAATGAAAATATTATTACAAACAAATGGAACAGAAATATTTAATGAAGCATTAGAAAAAACATCATTATTAACAAGAGAAACAAAGAATGCATTAAAGTTACTATTCAAAAACATGGCAAAAGAAGATATGCAAGGATACGAAGAATTATACGAATATAGAGAAAAACCTTTTAAGCTGAGTGAGACTCAATACAACATACTTAATCAAGGATTAAAACAAACTCATAAAACACTAAAGAACATGACAAATACTATAGCCTTTCGAAGTCAACAAGCATATGTTAACGCAGTAGATGAAGCATATATTAAAGTTATAAGCGGTGCATTTGATTATACGTCTGCTATTAATACAGCTGTACAACAATTAGCAGACAAAGGAATAACATTAAAAGATAAACTTGGGAGAAATATACAATTAGAAACAGCAGTAAGAAGAAATGTGTTAAGTGGCATTCATACAACAGCAAACAATATAAATAGAAATATAGAAACAGAGTTAGGTTGCGATGGATATGAGGTTACAGCACATTTAGGGGCAAGACCAAGCCATGCAGAAGAACAAGGAAAACAATTTGCAGTAAGTAAAAAAGATGCTAGCAAATATGGTTTAGAGTTATGGTCAGATGTTGCAGAATTATGGGAAGAGTACAATTGTAGACATAGCTATTTTGGAATAATCTTAGGAATTTCAGAACCAGTATATACAAACAATGAATTAGAAAAACTTAAGAATGCAACAGTTACATTAAATGGAAAACAAGTACCATATTATAAGGCCACTCAAAGACAAAGACAATTTGAAAGTGATATAAGAAATACAAAACGAAGTATACAAACATTAGATAAAGCAGGTATAGACTCATCAAATCAAAGAAGTAAATTAAGACAATTGCAAATGAAACAAACAGCATTTTGCAAAGAGACAGGACTTGAAAAAGATTATTCAAGAATGAAAATTGCAAAAATTAAGACAAACGAACAAGCAAAGTATAAAGATATAACAGAACAATTTAATTCAGTAAAGAAATATAAAGTTAAACAGCAACAATACTACAAAGATGCTCAAGGAACTAAATACTTTGTAGATGGAAAAAATGTTTTAATGGAAACATCGGATAGAGAAAAAGAAGTAGCTAAAATTCTTGGAAAAGCTTTTGGAGGACAAGTAAATATAATACCAAGAATAAATAATCCAGCAAGTATAAAAACACCAGATTATATTATTAACAATGAAAGATTTGACTTGAAAGAAATTACTGGTAAAGGTAAATATGTAATAGAAGGTAATTTAAGAAAAAAGAAAAACCAAGCAAATAATTTTATTATAGATGTAACAAATACTAAAATGGATCCCAAAGAAATAGAAAGGCAAATAAAAAGTATTTATATTTCAAAAAGATTCATGTGGATTGATAAGATATTTGTCATAAAAGAAAACAAAATAATAAATGCATATAAAAGAAAATAATTGAAGGTCAACTGCGAACCAAATATATGGGGTTCTCAACTGACCTTCAATAATAATATTATTAACTTAATTATACAATAAATTAGGCTAATAATCAATAGTTTATGCAAAAAAATACAATTTATACATTAAATTAGTTATTAACGTTTTAATATATATAAGAAGCTGACGAGCTTCTTTTTTAATGTCTTTTTTCAATTAGACGTAAAAGAAATTGAAATGTTGGGCATACGACGTTAAAAATAGCAAATATTATCAAATTCGAGGGAAGAAAAACCCGTAGAAAATCGTAGGAGGAGAAATATTATGAAAAGAAGTTTTTTAGAAGGATTATTCAAAGATTTAGAAGCGGAGGATAGCGTTAAGAAAAATATCATTGATAGCATTATGACTGAAAATGGTAATGATGTTAACGCAGAAAAAACAAAAACTTTAACTGCACAAAATGATTTAAAAGTAAAGGAAGGATTAATCGAAGAACTAAACAAAAAAATAAAAGAAAATGGCTCTGTCGATATAGAAGAAATCAAAAGAGTAGCTAAAGAGGAAGGTTTTGCTGAAGGTTCTAAAGAAGTTGAAGAATTTAAGAAAACAAACGCACTAAAAAGTTCCATAAAAGGAGCAAAAGACTTTGACTTAGTTTATAGCAAACTAGACAAAGACAAAATTAAATATGAAAAAAATGATAAAGGAGAGTACACAGTAAGTGGCATTGATGAACAAATTAAAGATGTCAAAGAAAAGTATTCTTTTTTGTTTGATGAAAAAGATGACGGAAGCTCAGAAATTAATCTTGGCGGAAATCATACAGAAAAACCACAAGATACAACTCCAACGTTATATGGAGCATTAAAAGAAAAATTTAATTAATAGGAGGAAATAAAAATGATAACATTAGAAGAAGCAAAAGTAGGAATGGCTGATAAAGTAGATCAAGCAGTCATTGATGAATTTAGAAGAGGGTCTTTATTATTAGATAAATTAGTATTTGATAATGCTGTAGCACCAGGAACAGGGGGAAGTACATTAACTTATGGATACACAAAATTAAAAACACCATCAACAGCAGGATTTAGAAAAATAAATGGTGAGTATACAAATAATGAAGCTAAAAGAGAAAAAGCAAGTGCAGACTTAAAAATATTTGGAGGAAATTTCAAGATTGACCGTGTATTAATAAACACATCTGGTGCAGTTGATGAATTAGATTTTCAAATGAAAGAAAAAATAAAGGGAGCTATAAATTTATTTCACAATACTGTAATAAATGGAAATGAATCAGTGAACGAAGATGAATTTAATGGACTAGATGTTATGTTAAAAGGTTCTAGCACTGAATATAATGCATCTGAATATGCGATAACAAAAGATACTGATGTAACAGCAGGGAAGGTATATTACACTAGAAGTGGTTCAGGAACTACAAGTTCTCCATACAAATATACAAAAGTAGCAAGTCCACAAAAAGCCAATATAGCTACATATTATGAAGTATCTAATGAGTTTGATTTATCAACATCTAAAAAAATGGATGATAATTATCAAGAATTTTTAGATAAAATGGATGAATTTGTTTCAATTATGCAAGGAAAACCAACAATGTTTTTAGGTAATAACAAATTAATTACAAAAATTAAAGGTATTGCAAGAAGAGCAGGATATTATACTAAATCAGAAGATGCGTTTGGTAGAAGTGTTGATATGTGGGATAACATTCCATTAGTAGACTTAGAAGAATATTTCGATGGAACTAATACAACACCTTGCGTAAAAATTTCTGAAGATGGATTGACAGACTTATATGCGGTTCAAATTGCAAAAGATGGATTCCACGGAGTTTCTCCAACTGGAAATGGAGTTTTAAGCACTTGCTTACCAGATATGAAAGCTCCTGGAACAGTTAAAGAAGGAGACGTAGAAATGGTTGCTGCAGTTGTGTTAAAAAATACACTAAAAGCTGGAGTATTTAGAAACATAAAAGTAAAATAGGAGCTGATAAAGATGAAATATGCAGATTATAGCTATTATTTACTTGAGTATAAAGGAAAATTACAAGAAATCTTTTTTGATTCACTAATAATAAAAGCAAGCAGAGAAATTGATAAGAATGTCAATACAAGACTAACAGAAACAAAAATAAATAATTTGCCAAAAGAAGCACAAGAACAGTTGAAATATACTGCTTGTGCTTTAGTTGATTTAATAAGTAAAAAGGAAGAAAGTACAAACAGAAAAATTACTTCATATTCGATAGATGGAGTAAGTAAAAACTTTAAAGTGCTTTCTGATGAAGAATATAAAGTGGCTAAAAAGGAAATAATCAATTGTTTGCCTGATGAATTAACATGCTTTTTATAGGGAGGTTAGTATGGAAGATTTTCCAATGCAAGATATAACAATATACCATAAAAGTAATAACAAATGGGATAGATATGTTGTAGAGGCTAGTTATAGAAATACTTCAATAACAAATCATAACAGAAATGGGTCAGATTCAACTGACAATGCCTTAATTAGGATTTTTGACATCAATGGATATAATTTAAAGTGGTTTGTAGAAAATGACGATATTATTGTAAATAAAAAGGTAGAAGATGTAATAGAAAGAGTACCATTAACAGAACTAAGTAAAAAATATGGCACTCAAAATGTTCACAAAGTAACTTCTGTTGATAAATTTATATTTGATGATGAGGATTTACCAAATCATATCAAGATAGGTGCAATATGAGTTATATTATTAAAACAAAACCACTACAAACTATTTATAGAGAATTAGGTCTAGAAGAGCGAGGGAAAGTACAGCAATTTTTAGGGAAAACGGTTGCTGACAATCTCAAAAAATATGTTTCTTTAAAAAGTGGAACACAAAAAGACTCTGTAAATCCTATTAATGGGGGAAAACAAGTAATAATAAACGTTCCTCATGCAAGATTCCAAGCAGAAGGAAAAGTTATGGTAGGAGTAAAAAGTAGAAGTGCTTATGCTAGACGTGGAGAAAGAAAAGTAGTTATAAACAAAAATTTAAAATATCACAGCAGTAAATTAAGAGGTGCACACCCATTTGAAAGAATGAAGGCAGACAAAAGAGACAAAATATTAATGCAAACAGCAAATTATGCAAGGAGGTTAGACAATGGATAAAGCAATAAACGAATGGTTGTTAAAATATGAACCAATAAAAGAAATAGCAGAAATGATACATACAGAGGAACTACCAGAAGAAACAGATACTTTAGCCTTGCAAAGAAGTGGAGTAGAAAATTTGCCACTAAAATATATAACAGATACAGGCTGGTATAGACAATATCAATATGCATTACTTTTAAAAGCAAATAGTGAAGATGACATACAAAGATTAGAGAATTTAGACTGGTTAGATGATTTAAGCGATTGGATAGATAAACAAAATCGACTAAGAAACTATCCAGTATTAAAAAATAAACAAATAAAACAAATTAGCTGTGCTAATGCGATAACCTATGAGACTGATGAAAAAGGTTTTATAAGTACGTATTATATACAGCTTTATTTTAATGTAAGAGGAGGAATTTAAAATGGCAGTTGAAGAATTAACAGATATCATGGAATATGACGAAGCACATTACTTTGGAATAAATGATGAAATAGTATTAGGTGGAGTAATTACAGAAATGACAGAAAGTTCAAACCCAACAGAGTCTGAAAAGCAATACATACACCAAAAATCAAAAACAAAAAAGATTACAGGATTTTCGAATGAATTTCCTATTACTATGGATATGGTTAAAGGCGATAAGGTGTTTGACTATATGTATAATTTATTCTATGAAAGAAAAACAGGTTCAGACTTAAATATAGATCATTACATAGTAAATTTATGGCAACCAGTTGCAGATCAAGAAAGTACATATAAAGCAAGAAAAATAACACAGACTTGCAAAATAACAGAAAGTAATGGTGCTGCAGGGGAACAAAAACAAATTACAGGTTCTCTTGAAGGTGGAGAATTTGTTTATGGTACATTTAATGTAAAAACAAAAACATTTACAGAGAATGCGTAAAAATAATAGGTGGATATTAAAGATAATTATGTTAGGAAGGATAAAAAATGAAAAGTAAAAGAGTAAGTTTTGGTTATGAAGATACAGACCAAAAGATTGAAGTTGATATATACGGATTGGTCTTTGAAATTAATAAGAAAAATATTGCAGATAAAGATTTAAATGATATAAGCGAAGAAGAAGATAGCATAGAAAGAGAAATAAGAGAAGTTATAGGAGAAGATTCAATAGAAAAGATAAATAATAAAAGATTAAAAGATGGATACGATGAAATGACCTTAGATGTAGAGATAGCTGTGTTAACTTGTATATATAAAGCATATATAACAGCTACCTCAGGGAATATGATAGATGAAGTAATGAATACAAACAAAGAATTAGAAAATAAAGCAAGAAATTTAGATAGCGAAATGAACAGAGAACAAAGACGAAATTATAATAGAAGCTACAATAGAAATCAATATAGAGGAAATAGACGAAATTATAGGAGATATTAATATGATTATGTTTAATAAGCTACCTTATTTTGTAATTTTACAAGGAAAAAAATATAAAATAGATGTAGACTTTAGAAATATGATATCTTTTGAAAACAAAGTGCAGGATAAAAGTGTCGACAAATCTAAAAAGATTGAGTATGGATTAAGGCGTTTTTATCCTGCTTTTTTTTATGCAGAAAACTATAATAAATTGCTACACAATCCACAATTATATAAAGAAGCTTGTGAAAAGCTAATATGGTTTTACAAATGTGGCAGAGATAATTATCATAAAACAAAAGAAAATAGCAAAGGAAGCAATAAACAAATATACTCTTATGAGTATGATGATGAGTATATATACGGTGCTTTTTATGAGCAATATAGTATAGATTTAGCTTATGATAAAGTACACTGGTGGAAATTCAAAGCATTATTAAAATCAATAAAAGATGACACTGAATTTGTGAAGATAAAAGGTTATCGAGCTTATACTGGTAAAGATAAAAATATGCTAGAATTAAGAGATTATTGGGAATTGCCAAAACCAGTTGAAGAACAAGAAAGAATAAATAAAATATACGAAGCATTGAAATAATTTGATTTTTCGACTTTTTTCGACACAAAATCACAAGAAAAAATGATATAATAGTTCCAAATAATGAAAGGAGAAATATTATGAAATGTAAAAAGTGTAAAAAAGAGTGTCTAGAAAGTGAATTAAGAGATGAAGTATGTTTTGATTGTGCGAACAAAATTAATAAAAATAACATGATAATTACTATTATAATATCTGTTTTTATTTCTGTTTTGATTAGTCTTTTGGTAGTCGGTTGGGCAAATAGTGGAGTTGGCTTAAAGGATTTTAAGATAGAATCATTTAGTATAGATTCTGAAAAGGATTCTTATTCTACGACCTACGACGGAAAAGGAATAATTTCTTGTACTGATAAAAATAATGATTATATTGTTTTAGTAGAAAGAAACAACAAAACAGATAGTGAGGTTAGTTACGTTCCTATTATAGTGCATAAAGGAAAAGGTGAATTAACAACTTATGATTCTAGTTATTCAGGAACAACTGAAAAACCAGAATACGAATTTAATATCATAGGATACAGAAGCTTCAAGAATAATAATTAAAAAATAAAAAAAAGATATAAAAACACTTAGAAAAATCTGAGTGTTTTTATTATGTTTTATTAAGTCTACATTAGAAAGGATAAAGTAATGGCAATTGCAGGTTCATTGATTTATGATACAGAAATAGACAAGTCAGGATTTAAAAAAGGATTAAGTTCATTGACAAATTCCGTTAAAAGTGGTGGAACCAAAATAAAGAATATAGTATCGGCATTAGGAATAACAAAGCTAATAAGTACAGCATTTAACACAATAAATAATAGTATAGATGGTGCAGTATCGAGATTAGATACAATGAATAATTTTCCGAAAGTAATGAGCAATCTTGGAATAGGTGTAGAAGAGAGCAAAGAGGCAATAAATGATTTAAGTGAAAGATTAAAAGGAATACCAACAACATTAGATGCAGCCGCTTTATCTGTTGAGAGATTTACAAGTAAAAATGGAGATGTAAAAAAATCAGTTGAAATATTTACAGCAATAAATAATGCCTTATTAGCAGGTGGAGCAAGTAGTGAAATACAAGCAAGTGCACTAGAGCAATTATCACAAGCTTACGCTAAAGGTAAACCAGACATGGTTGAATGGAGAAGTATTCAAACAGCAATGCCAGCACAATTAAAGCAAGTAGCACAGGTAATGGGAATGACGACAGATGAATTAGGAGAAGGACTAAGAAAAGGCGGAGTTGAAATGGACGACTTTATTGAGACTATGATTAGACTTAATAAAGAGGGAACAGGACAATTCCAAAGTTTTGAAAAGCAAGCCAAAAACGCAACAGGGGGAATTAAAACATCAATTACTAATGCAAAAACAGCGATAGTAAGAGGAGTCGGCAATATAGTAACAGCCATTGATACAGTGTTAAAGAAAACTGAGTTAAAAGGATTAAGTAATGTAATCAGTAAAATTGGTTCAACCTCAGAGAATGTGTTAAAAAAAGTCTCAGAAGGCATTTCTAAGATAAACTTAAATAAAATATTAAATACAGTAAAACAATTATCTAATGTGTATGTACCAAAAATAAAATCTATTTTCTCAACAATACTTAATATATTAAAAAATATGTGGACATGGGCAACTAAAAATAAGGGTGTAATAGTGTCAGTAGTAGGAGTTGTATTTTCGCTGATTGCATCAATGAAAGTATATAAAGGAGTTATGTCGGCGATTCAAGGAATAAATATAGCGAAAAACATTATTTCTGCATTAAGCCCTACGACAGCATTGATATCTTTAACATTAGGATTAGGTATAGCAGCGGCAACAGTAGCAACAGCAATGGCAAAACAAAAAACATCTCTTGACGGAGTAAAAGATGCGGCAGAATTACAACAAAAATCATGGAAGTCTTTAAAAGAAGCAAGAGAGCAGAGTTTATCAAAAAGTGAAAGTGAAATAGTAACAATACAAAGATTAGCAGATGAATTAAGAAAAATGACAGATGAAAATGGAAAAGTGAAAGAAGGTTATGAAAATAGAGCAAAATACATACTTGGAGAATTGAATAATGCATTGGGCACAGAGTATCAAATGAATGGAAATATCATTAGTCAATATGGCGAATTAAAAGATAATATCGACCAGCTAATCTCAAAGAAAAAAGCAGAAGCGACATTAGATGCATATAAAGAAGAATACCAAACATCACTAAAAAACCAAGCTGAAGCAACAAAAACATTAACTGATTTAAGGCAAAAATATAATGACGAATTAAATAAAACAACTAATGGATATCAAGAAGAACAAGAAAAAATGAGAAATCTTAATTATATAGGCAGTCAGATAAAAAATCAGTCTGAATTAATTGGAGAATATGGATATACAGTAGAAAAATATGAAAAATTAACAAGTGCAAGTGTTTCAAACAGTAAAGATGAAATAGAAAAAGCTTTATCTGAAATGGGAGTTTCATATGACCAAGCAAAAGCTAAAACCAATAATTCGTTAACAGAACAAATACAATCACAAAGTAATTATGTGTCATTATTAAAACAAAGCTGGCAAGAGGCTAAAGATAATAATGATACTTTCCAAGCAAAAATATTACAAAAACAATTAGATACAGAACAGCAATCGTTAATAAATTTAGCTAACTCATTAGCACAACAAACATCAACAGTGAGCAATCTAACAGAAGAACAAAAAATAGCTTGGAAAAATTTAGCTGAAACAAGTTATAGTGCATATGAGCAAGGATTATCTCAAGTACCAGAAGAAACAAGAAAGAAAATAGAAGAAGCAACAGGTGTGATATTATTAGATACAGGCTTAGAAAATGCTTCAAGTAAAGAGGCAGGATCCGCAACAACGTTATTCAGTCAGAATTTAAAAATTTCAGAAAAAACTAAGGAAAACATAGAGCAAGCATCGAAAAATTTATATTCTGACACAATGGTAGAAAATGGAGCTAAAGTTTTAGCAGATGATGCAAATTCGGGATTTAATAATAATGTAGATGGTAACAAATGGGGGACAGATTTAAGTAGCAATATTTCAAGTGGTATGACATCTCAAAAATCACAAAGTGGAATCATGGGAGCTGCTACATCAATAGCAGGATGGATTAAATCAATTATAGGGCACTCAGTACCAAAAACAGGACCACTAAAAGATGAATTGACGTATATGCCGGACATGATTGATAACTTAGTAAAAGGAATTGATAAAAATAGATATAAGATATCAAAAGCGACGAATCAGATGGCTAAAGATATTAAAGATGGTTTTGATTTAGAAGGGCTAAATAATGATATAATGCGAGAGATGAATAAAGCAGTAGCATTCGAAACTGGTTCGATAAATGCTAATGCAAGTGTAAAATCTAACAATTCTATGTTAAATGTAATACGAGCTTCATTTAATATAGATGGAAGTGTTGATATAGACGGAAAGAAAGCAGGAAGAATATTAGCACCAAGCGTAGTAAAAACGATAAAGACAGGAGGATTAGCATAATGGTATATTTAAAATATAATAGCGTGAAATTGCCGGTATTGGATAACTATAACATAGCAAAGTCAAGTCAAGAAATAACTTTTAGTGACTTAAAATGCGATTTTACAGGGCACCAAAAAGCTGATTTACCAGAAAAATATCAAGAAGTGAGGGTCGTAGAAGAATCAGAAACAAATCAAGAGACATTGTTATATACAGGGTATATCGATGATTATGTATTTGATGAAATGAGAGAGTTGGACATAGATACATCTATAAACTTTACATTGATGACTCCTAAAAAAATTACTACGCTAAGGACTTGTATTGCAGTAGGAACATATCAACTAAAAGATTTAATAGAAAATATAATACTAGCTCCATTAATTGATGATGGATTTATTTTAAAAACATTAGAAATAACAGATAGGAAAATAACTGTTAATTATCTGTGTAAAACAATAGAATATTGCCTTAATAATTTAAGCAACAAGTTTAATTTTTGGTGGTATATAGATGAAAATAAAAATATCTATTTCAAAGATATTGAATTATTGTATAGCGAAGATAATATAGAACATGTATATGATGATGAAAACAAGATATTAGGATTAGAATATATAAAACCAACAGTAAATTCAGAAAATTATGCAAATGTAGTAAACTTTACAAATGTTAGAATATATGAGCAATCACATATGAGTTTTAATGGTAAAGATATAGTAGAAAGTTATAACCCTATATTAGAGCAACAAATATCAACGTTAAAACAAAATGAGCAAATAGATTTCTTGTTTCCTCTAGATATTAAAAAAGAAAATATAATAAAATCAGCAGAGAGCACGTCTTTATATAATAATTTATTTTATGGGGTATATATTTCAGGGAAATATTCTGATAATACAACTTTTACAGTATATTACGGATATAATAAATCTATTAAAAGTGAAATAAAAACTAACAATGTTGGATATGAAGGAAATAATGCAGATAATGAAAAGGAATTTCTATTAATAAGAGATTCTTTTTTTAATAATCTAATAACTGGATTTAGGTATAATGGAACTAAAGTTATAAAAGAAATTATGGAAATAAAATCTGATAGTGCTTTAATTTGGAATATTTATAAATTTTATAATGATAAAGGAATTGAAGAAAAAAAGGACAAGATAAGTAAAACAGGGATTGTAGAAACAACAATAAACATGAATGAAAGTTGGAAAACTATTCAAGAACTCGAAGATATTGGAGCATCATATATAGATAAAAACAGTTTGAAATTTGATGGACAAATTGAGTTAAAAGCAGACCAAAATGTATTTAATGTAGGAGAAAGAGTAAGAATAAACAAACATATGGGGGATTTACTAATAGACGGAACATATATAATAACAGAAGTTCAAGAATTGTTTTCAAACAATGAATTTGAATATATTGCAATATGTAAAAATTCAAACATGTTGTCTAATTTTATAGATACATTTAGAGGGGAAGATACTCAAGAAAGTTCAGAAAAGACATATAAATTATATGTAACACATTATAATGAGGAACAAATCTTAGAAAGTCATGAGGTGGTGCAATAATGAAATTTAAAAATGAATATGTAAAAATAAAGACAAATAAAGAAGTAATTATGCACAACTATATATATGATAGTTATTTAGAATTGTTTAGTAAAAGCCAATATGAGACAGATGAACAAAAAATATCGGAAATGAATAATCAGAAACAGTTTTATAGTTGTTTTATAAAAATCGAGGAAAAGATAAAAGATGTAAAAAATGCAACCAAAAGTGAATTTGACCTGGCTATCTATGATCCAATAATTAATGTGAATGGAAATAGCAACAGCGTTACTACAATTTATAATTACATGACTACAGATAACAAAATATATAATTTGAAAGAACAAAAAACAGAAGATTTAAATGTTTATAAAGATAAAAAGATAACAGCTATAGGATTTGGTCTAAATGAAGTAATGGCCTGTATAGATACATTTGATTATGGTGTTTATATAGTAGAAGGAGAAAAATTAACAATTGCAAGAAAAGATAAAATGACAACAGACGGAGAGTGTATAGGAATAGATTATCCATTACATATAGCATCAGTTAGCAATAAAACACAAATACTAGAAAGTGAAGCAATATATGTTCCAATATGGGCTAGATTATATTCAATAGGATTTGGAACAACAAAAGGAATAATAGACGATGAATATATAATAGGAAAAGATATTGAAGTAATAAAAGAAAATAATACGGAATTTGGATTCAATTTATTAAAAGGCTTTGAAGAAAGTATATATCCAAATGAGACATTGTATGCGGGAGCTGATTTATATCCTATGCCATTATATAAAAAAGAAGAAAAGTATCCAAGTACTGATTTGTATGCAACGGACAGCATGTATCCAATGCAAGCTAATTACAAA